TATTGTATCTAAAGTCACTTATATTACCATCTCTAAATGCCTTCTCAATAAGAACAAGGTTAGCTTGAAACTTCTTCTGTTCCCTTTGAGTCCTTATGAGATCTCTGTCATCAACACTAATAACAAATCTTAGATCATCAGCCATTCATCGTACCCATAAAGACTACATCAACACGTTTTATTGCTTCTATCTCCCAAGAAGACAATGGTGTATCTGTAAGCTCCTTCCATGTTTTTATTTCTTGATAACTTATCGGGTTTGGGCCTGAGAACCCCATCGTTCTACTTGCGTTTAATACAATAAAGGCAGACCAAACATGAGACATAAGCAATGGGAAGTCGGGGCCATCTAATGCTTTTGGTCTGTGTCCAGTCTGCCTTTCTACTTGTTCTAAGTGTTCACGTTCTGATGTGCCTGACTTGTCTGGTCTACTTATAGAGAACTCATGCTCTGCGTAGTCAACCAGTTCTTCAATCAGGCCTTCGTAAAATCCAGAGAGTTAGCTACTGCTTCCTCAATCTGATCTCTTATCCAGAATACTTCAGCGTAAATCTCTTTGGCCTTAGCGAGAGAGAACTTAGGTTTAGAACCACCATAAGTAATCTTCCAGCCTTTAGTAGTTTTGGCAAGTAAGTCTAAAGTAGCGTCCTCTAGGTCTTCTGCTGTAATCTCTACCTTCTTCTTATTCTGTGCTTGTTTCAGACGTTTGTTGGTCTGTTCATGTACAGCAGCCTTATACTCTTTGGAATGTGGTGCATATACAGTGATAACCATTGGTGTATCGTCATCATTATTCAAGACATCAAAGCTAGTAGGATGTACAATAGTAACATCTACAGTGTCGCTAGTCGGGGTTAAATTCTTTAAGTCCATGTCGAGTTTCCTTATTGTCGGGGTGAAAAGTTGTCGGGTTAGTTTGTTAAAAGGGGAAGCATCAGACCCGACACCAATGCCTCCCCACCCTAGCTAGGGAACCTATGCAGAGCGAGTAATAACTAAGTTACTTGCATCTGTTGTGTTGTAGAGTGCTACGAATGACATAGAGATAACACGGCTAGTTGGGCCATCTACACCTACATCTGCACTGTTAATCTTAGCCCGTGGGAATGCGAACTTCATGGTATTGCTACCATCACCCACAGTTACCTCAAGCTCAGTTTCAGTCTCATTCAAGAAGCGGTTGATTAAAGCTGCATCCTCAAAGTAAGCTGAGATAGTACCTTCGACTTCTGCACGACCAACCTCTAACTGTGGCGCACTATCACTACCAATTACGAAGGTAGGTGCGAATGAGTTAGTCAGGGTGAAGTCCATACCAGTTACGATAGCTGATGTAGAGGGTGTACCATTTACGTTACCGATAGCTAATGTACCTGAGTAGGCATCGAATGGAGCAGCACCTGATGCAGCGTCCTGTGTCTTCTCAGTAGCACTCATGGTCATGTCTTTACCAACCATACCGTAGGTAGCTGTTACCATCTGGTTAGGGGCTAGAGAGATACCCATAGTAGAAACTGTCATACCTGTGAACAAACGAGCTTGGTCGATGTCAGCAGCATAGTCTTCGATAGAGAAGAATTTAGGTGTTGTACCAACCTTAAGGACGTTAGTTGACCAAGTGGACAACATAGCTGATTCTAGGAATGCATCATAGTCAGCATCACGTAAGTCAGCAACAATGTCACCAGCAGCTTGACGGTTACCGTGACGATCAACACGGGGCATACGATCAGCTTGAATATCAGTACCAGCTACACGATCTTTAGTTAAGTTCAAAGAGTGTGTGCTGAAGGGTAAGTTTGTGAAGTTACCAGCAGGAGTCGTGCCAAATGTGCTTTCCACAATGAACGATAGGCTGGAACGAGAACCTTGTGCGAAGGCCATAATGTATTCTCCTAATTATTATAAACGTACCATCCGATATTAATCGGAACGTAGTACCAAGGCGCATCTAAGAAACCTTGCTGTCTTTCAGCGTAGTCAATAGATACAGTTATTGTTTCATCCCCAGAGTAGGAGATTTTAGTAGTTGCTTCAAAAGCCTCTAATATAGTATTAGCTAAGGCATCAGCAGCGGCGGGGCCATTACCTTCTGGGGTGTAGGCAGTTACAACAAACACACCATCGTATCTCTGTTGTGGGTTTAAACCTCTTACAGCGGGTCTGCGGAGTGTCGGGAGAAAATTAGTTTGTAGGTAGCTTGTACCTGTCGTTGGGCTAAATGAAACATTCTCATAAGCTATACCTGCAGGTAAATTAGAGGTGTTAGCTAACTTGTTCTCAAGTGCTGCCCGTATGTCATTATAGATACTAGCCATGAATGTTTCTCACTTGAGTAAATACGAAGTATGGAGGTCTTATCCAGTTCTTACCGCCATATTCAACAGCAACAGCATGAGGACTATTATTACGAAGTACTATGCTTGTAGTGTCTAGTAGGGAAGGTATTTTAGCTATATCTTCCATAAGATTGTCCATACCTTTCTGACGCATAGCTCTGTCATTACCCTTTGGCTTATTCTTAGAGCTTTTACCTCTAGGTCTGCCAGCACCAACACTAAAAGAAAAGGATGTTACATATGCACCAGTGTATACTGGAGAGAGATTAACAGCGGTTTGTGCTATATCAACTAGCTTACGCTCTACTTGTTGCTCAGCTAAAGCCTTAAGATCATCTATCTTCCTCTGTAGAGAAGGCATGACCTTTAACTCAGTTCTCATTACTCTCTCACATCACACAAGAAACAAATCTTGACCCCATTAGAAAATATAGTAACAACAGAAATAACATTAACTGTGTCACCGTTACCAATAATCTGATCTTCGTCATCGGGTTCTACTGCCAATCCTAAAGCTGGGACTACGCATTTACGGGTGCCTCTACGGATCTCATCTACATTAGCTATGATACCTTGATCGTAGTTGTAGAAGTAACCCTCAAAGCTGTAGTCAGTTGTAGCTGAACCTGTTACTGATCCAGTAGTAGGATCGTAGGTTCCTGCTGTAGTCTTCTTGCGTAGAGTAAGCGGCTCACCAAACTCCTCTACCATCTTGAGTAGGTTATAACCTCTTGAGAATGCCATTACCTACCCCTTAACTATAATCGTAGTCATCACCACTGTAACTTGGTGGGTTCTTGAATCTATCCCTACGGAAGGATGGTGGAACACGATCTGTATTCTGTCTTACATTATCCACAGTAGCAATACTAATACCACCAGCAACTACACCTACACTAGCTCCAGCCTTCTTACCGTTAAGCTCAAGGTCTAAAGCTAGCTGAGAGTACTGATTAGCTAGATCACTATAGTTAGCACTCAGAGCGCCTGACAGGTTCTGTGTGACCCTACGAGAGTATTGTGCAGCGATTGTTCTGGCAGTCCAAGCACCTGCTTGATAGATGTTGTCACTGGTCTGGGATAGAGCAAAAACTATTTCTTCATTCTGAACTTGTTGGTCGGTGGTGTCAGTGTCTCCTACAAGGAGCCGTACAGAGTTCAAACGCCCAGAGGCTGTACCTGTACCTAAATCAGTTGCATCATACGACCAAGCCATTCTTTAAGTCTCCATGTGACCATAATTTCTACGCCAGCTACGAATAAGCCCACGCTGTTTATCAACTATCTTAGACTTCTTACACTTCTTCTTCTGAAACTCAGCCTCAGATTTAGTCTTAGAATTTACTTTATCGTTGATACTATCGACAAGGCCATGTAGTCCATCTACATCTAATTCTTCTAATCCATCACCAACCTTAAGTTTAACCTCAAAGTCTGAGTTGTGATAGATAAAGCCTTCTCTGTACAAGATTAGTGTCTTCTCTTCAGTTACACCAATCTCTTTCCACTTAAACTCATCGCCCTTCTTTAGCTGTCTGCCCCAAGATTGAAACGGGCGCTTAACAAAGACTGGACGGTCTAGTTGAAATGGCATCTTTTCTTGTCGGATCATTGTACTACCTTTCGTCGGGAAGGATGGCAGGGGCCATTACTACAGCCCCCACCAAGGTAAATTAAGCTACAGCGTTGATGAATAAGTAACCCAAGTCAGCGCCTACGACTTTCATATCGTAAGACATTTTAACTTGGATCATTTCAGCAATCTGCTGACGCTTCAGAGCATCGTCTGAGAATGACTCAACAGTGATACCCAAGTTGTTTACACCTTCAAGGTTATTCCATGCGAAGGTCAAACCTGCTGCTGGTGACATAAGACCAGCATTTGATGGGGTGTAGCACAACAGAGCATTCTTACCACCGATAAACGCATTGCTTTCTGCAACACCTTCTACTGATGAGTTCTTGACAGCTTCCATGACGTAGAAGTTCTCTACCTCAAAGATCTCAGCCAGTTTAGCATCAGTTACCAAAGCTGTGTTGGTTACAGTTGCACCACCGTTCAAGCGAGCAAGAACGTCTGGGTGGTTGATTAGCTTGTCACGTACTTCTTTACCAACAACCATTGTGTTTGGCTTGAAGCCACCTGAACCTAACTGAACAGTACGACGAGCAAGAGTAACAGCATCAATAGGGTCTGAGTTAGTGTAGTCTGACCATTGGTCATTACCACTCAATGTGTTGTCAGTTCCCCATTGGCTAGCTACAAAGAAGTTGCTTGCGAACTGCTCTTCACGATGGATCATAAGACGCATCGCTAAGGTTTCAGCACCAGCAGAACGGATGTCCAACATAGCATCTTCGTTAGCCAAAGTTTGCTCATCGAAGTCCATACCTAGACCGTATACGTCAGCAAAGTAGCTGCTGGTCGATAAAGTCATACCGATACGGTTTACTTCTGTGCGTGGAGCCAGTTTCTCTACGTCACCAGTACGGTTCATGTTCGCACGGTCGTAGATGTAGTATTTGTCAGATTGTTTTGAAACACCGACAGTTGGGAAAACCTTATCAGCGATAAAGTTCTCTTGTGATTGTGCATAAGCCAGCGTGAGGTTAGTCAGCGGCTGATCTACATGCACTGCGGATGGAGTCAGCAAGGGCATTATTTATTCCTTTCTATGCTGGATTAAGCTACGATGTTACCGCCTTGGATGAGTTCAATAGCCATGATCTGACCATCAACTGCTGCTTCCAAAGCATAACCCATAACAACATCGCCAGAAGCTGCGGTGAGTGCGTCACCATTTGCATCGGCTTGAACGGCTGCACCAGCGGCGATAGTTCCACCAGCTTCTACCATTACTTTACCTGAGATTGCTACGGTAGCAGCTTCCCCAGCGGCAGGGTTGTTCAACAGAACACCGATGCAATTTTCACCAGCAGAGTCTGCCAGATCTACTTGTCCATCACTCTCCAGAGTAACGAACTTGAATTGTGCTGCGGCGAGACTCTCACCAGCAACAAAAGACCGTGTATCACGGGACTGCATTACAGCCATATTTATTCTCCTTTATAGGATTTGTTGATAAGAGCTTTACCTTCATCGGTCTTAGCAACTGCGGCATAAGCTACAGCATATTGGCTCTTCTTGATTTTGTTTTCGTCCATATAAGACTTAACGAGGGCATCCAGCTTGTCTTGTGCTGTAGCGAAGTTGCCATCAGCATCTGACTTACCAAATTCTTCCATAGACTCTCCGAATACTGCATCAGCACCCTTCAAAGCTTCCATGACTGTTTCATCTGCATCAAACTTAGCAATAAGTGTTTTAGCTACGTCGATGTTGAAGTTAGGTAGAGCTTCTTCTGCACGTTTAGTCAGTTCAGCATCTGCCTTAGCAACTTCAGCTTCTTCCAGAGCCTTAAGAATTGGCGCAGGGATGTCAGCTTTGTTGATTTGCTCACCGTCATACTCTACATACTCAGGCTCAGCTTTCTTCTCAATTACGTCAGCTTTGATGACATAACCATTCTCGATGAGAGACTTACGAAGACGCTCGTTCTCTTCCTTAAGGGCAACTTCAGAAGCCTTAAGAGTTTCGATTTCAAGCTCTTCAGCAGTTGCATCATCAGCTTTCTTCATGTCCATGTTGTACATCTTCATGGCTTCTTCTTCAGACATACCTTTATCCATGTATGGCTTCAGTTTGGCCTTCAGATCATCAGACATTTTTTCTGTTACTTCATGTTCCATAGGTTCTCCATTGGAATTATCACGCTTGTACAAGGAAACCATTGCCTGTGCATTTGCTGGACGATCCACCAAAGACAATTCCTCCAGTTCAAGCTGTTTTAAAAGGTTAGGCACTATAGTCCTCCTTGATTGCACGACCCCCAATAGAGAAGGCCGCAAGTTCACCAGACTTAACCTTCGCCCAGACATTATCGTCATAGACTTTGAAAGCTACAATCCAGCCTTCACGGTCACTCTGGATGCCAAGGGATTCACCTATCTCTTTGGTTATAGGCATGGAGTGGATAACCGCCCCAATCTGATCCCCTGTATGCATCTGCTTACCGACACGAATATGCTCCATAAAGCCATTGACAGCCTTAACGAGTGTGTCAGGTTCTATTACGTCACCTTGACGGTCAACCACTGGCTCACCTTTCTCAGTAACGACTGAGGCCCATCCATAGACTAGACGCTGTTCGTCATCTGCCTTGAGGATTTGACCTTCAACACTTTTAGTAAGTTCGGACACGGATGTTCCACCTTCCCACATACGACAAGACCAGTAACCTGCTGTAGTCTTATCTTTCTTGGTATCGCAAGAATGGCGGGAGCGGAAATTAGCTCTGGCTTTAGGGTCATCTCGACGGATCTCCATGTTAGGATCTCCAAAGGCAACTCGCTTTACCTTATCGCCATCTTGCACGAATACTTCAAACTTCTTGTTGCCACCTTGAATACGTCGAGGCTTGTTTAAAGTTACTTTCTCACCTTGGTACTCAGCCTTAGTGAACTCTTCCTTCATCACTTCCTGTACGATAGCTCTGAGAGCGTCTAAGCGGTTCACTGATTGCTCTTCAGGATCTTCAGCTACCTCATCACGGGAATAGTAAGCTAGGTACTCTTCATGACTACCACAGGGCATGTATACAGCCTGTCCCATGCCATCCTCATGTACGTGGATCTTACCTTCACAACCCATGTCCATACTTCTAGCTCTGGCTTCCATCTCAGTAGAGAATACGTCATTAGCTAGTTTAGCTTTGGTTACTGACTTCTTACTGCTAGATGGGTGTCCTGATGGCAGTAGGTCTTTGTCGTGATTGGCTTTCTTAGCACCCGTGACAATCTTAAGGAAACTATTAACTCTAGCCATAGCCCACTGCTCAGGGCCAGTCACATTAGGGCGTACTGACTGAGGGTTTGTACGGTAGGCACCTACACCTCTATCATAGACTGCCTCAAGCATACGCATAGTTACCTTATGCTTAGACTTCTTGTTATGAGCTTCCATCTTGTTTTTGAGGGCTGTCTTTGGCATCTTATAACCTTAAGTTGTATTCTTGACTAGGACGCCTTGGAAGGAAGCCCCTATTGCGTTATTAGTTGTGTTAGTTGAAACCCTGCATTCTAAGTCAGTCTTCTCGTAGAACTCTTGAGGGTACTCAAACTTTGTAATTAACTGGTTGCTCTGCAAGACACTAATAAGTCTTGTACGGAAGACATTAGTTCCATGATCTCTGCTTCTAAAAGTACAAGTTGCAGTTTTATTTGCTTGAGATAAGCCAGCGGTAAAGTTAATATCATCAACGTATAATGTGTAACCAGCAGGTACTGTGTATGCAGCTATCTGTGTCTGATTACCAAGATGTAAGTTAGCATAAATCGTAGTGTTTGGTACACCACCAGTAGCACCAGAAGAACCTACATAGATTATACCACCAGAAGTACCACCCGTTCCACAGAGAGTAACAAAAGCTCTATATATTCTTAGGTATGAATTTTGAGTAGCTACTTGTGTCTGACCGTTAAGAAGAACTGTCTCTTCTACCTCATCGTAGTTCTCATCTAAACCTTGGATAAGAATACTGTTAGC